TTAAGATTTCAGGGGTTTTTCTTTTCCAGCATCGGAAAGTGTCGAAAAAGTGTCGAAAGGGTTCAGTCTCAACGCTTCCTGCAGGTGATCCGGTGCAAGGTGTGCGTAGCGCATGGTCATCGCCAGCGAGGTGTGCCCGAGAATCTTCTGCAGTACCAGAATGCTCCCCCCACCGATCACGAAGTGACTAGCAAAGCTATGTCGCAGGACGTGTGATGCCTGTCCCGCCGGTAGCTTGATAGACGTTGATTCCAGCACTCGGCAAAAGGTCATCAGGCAGTTGGTAAACGCCCCGTACTGACGCCAGTGCGCTTTGAGCCGCTTCTCCAGAGCAGCCGAAATCGGGATAACCCGAACCCGCTTACCCTTGGTGTTATGGAAGGTGACTTGTCCGCCCCTGACTTGGTCCGGGGTGATGGCTTGAGCTTCACCCCAGCGGCAACCGGTAGCCAGGCACAAGCGGGCGATCATGGCGGGGTGTGGCATGGTCGGGTGTGCGTCTAGGGCGTCCAACAACTCCCTGATCTGATCGCGGGTGAGGTAGGTCAGGGGGCGTTCCTGAAGCTTGAGCGCGGGCACCTTCTGAAAAGGGCAGGGGTAGTCAATTTCATCCAGCCGGTACAGCTGGTTGTATACCGCTTTCAGGTAGGCCAGTCGGTTGTTAGCCGTTTTGCCGGATACACCATCCTGCAGCCACTTGGCCCGCAGGTGCGAAACGCTAGAGCCAGAGACAGCAAGAGCGACAGGGTTATTCAGCTGTTCAGCTGCAGCCGTCAGGATGGCGTGCCGGCGTTTGCCATCAGTGAGCGATGAACCGTGCATTTCATACCAGAGCTGAATCAGGTCCAGTAACCGGCGCTTGTCCTTTGGCTTGGGAGACCAGTCAGGCTGTTGCGACAGCTTGGCCCGGCAGTTGGCCTCAAACCGTTGGGCCTCACCTTTGGTCTTGAATGTCTTGCGGAATCGCTTCCCCTTGATGGGTTCAACGTCTGCTTTCCATAGACCGTTAGGTTGCTTGATTACAGCCATCAGACACCACGCCCCCAACGAACGTGCCTTTCTTCCAACAGGTCCCGGATATGACGATAGATCGCACGCTCCCCCATATCCTTAGCTGCATAGTGATCCCGGATCACTGGCCAGCATTCCCATTCCTTCAGACGCTCAAACGCTTTAGTAGCGCCCACTCGCTCCCGTGCCAGCAGGCTCACAAAGTTTCCCAGGAATAGCTCAACGTTCTTGCCGGAAAAGCCCGATGCGGTCTTGTAATAGCGTTTGTACTCGGTGTCATCCATGAGGGATTCAACCGGCAGTTCTACCCGCACATCGTCACGGATAAGGGTCCAGAAGGGGTCAAAGTAGCTAGGACGGTTCAGCAGCTTGAACTGCTGCAGGCCATAGCGCCACAGGCCGTCTAGGTGAGGGCAGAAAGCCTCAAAGGTGCGCGTGTCGATCAGCTGACCGGTGCTGACTTGAGTGGAGCCGCTGGCGAATTGCTGAATGACCGAATGGTGATAGCGCAGCTCAATACGCCACACGTCTTGATCGGGGTTGTAGTTGTCCGGGCAGGCGTCATCAAACGGGTCATCATTGCGGCGCCAGACGCTTTGCCAGTAGTCCAGCTTATCGGTGGCTTTGGCCTGTTCGGTCTTGTTGTAGATGCTCAGCTGAATACCGTTGGCGGAGCCGAACATGGAGGTTTCACCGCGACCGTAGACGCTGGACTTGGTGGCCCACTCAATGGAGTTGATGCCGGATACGTCCCGGTGATTACGTGCACGGCAGTGCATGCGGGCCACCAGATCGGCTGGTGGTTGCCAGCCCCGCAGGTCCAGCGCCAGATGCACCGCACACTGGTTTACTTCGACATGTTCCAGAATCTCGGAAGCGTAATAGTCCATGCGGGCCTGCAGACGATCAGGCGAGAGCGTGTCGATAGTATGGGGCGATACTTCGATTTTGAGGTGTGGGCCGATGCTGTCGGCCTTGGCGTTGAAGTTTTTGATCAGCAGCACGAACCCGAGGTCAGCATTCTGCAGCTTGAACTGGTAGCCAGAGTCACGGCCAACCCGTCCGGTGTGCCACCGTTGACCTGCAAACTCGACGATCATGCCGGGCTTTTCGAACAGGGCCAGAACACCTAACCGAATCATACCCCGGTAGAGCTGACGAACAGTGTCGACACCACACCGGAGGAGACGGACCTTAGAGAGGTCAACAATCTCAGCGGTGTTCGGGTCAACGAACACACGACCTTCACCAGTTGCGCCGGTAGTCGGGTTGATTCGGGAAAAGTCCTTAACGCTCATTCTTAAAACTCCAACAATGGCCACTAATGACCGTTTCAATACGGTTTTATCTGACGTGTTACAGGGACGTCAGCGGGGCGCGCTGTTCTCGATGACGCGGACATAGGGGCGCGCGGGTTCGCTGCTGGGCGCGCCGCTACGCTCCGAGACGAGCCGCTCGGCGGCGCGCTCCGCAGTCCCGGCGCATACGGCATAGAACGAGGCTTGTTGAAAGCTCAGCCGCACAGAACAGTCAGCAGCCTCAGATAGTCGATAGCCGCTCTGCATCATTTGCTGGGCGTTGATCTGGAAGCGTTCACCGGTCGGGGTCACCACTTCAAACAGGTACACCCGGACGCTGTGTCGATGACCAACCAGTGATCCCCGTATCTGGATCAGGTGACCTTCAAACGGGTGACCTACAGCAGCCAGCTGATTAACTTGCTGCCCAGATACAGGAACAACACCAGCACGGCCAGGCGGATCAATAGGTATAGAACGAGGGTTCGGAGGATCGGCCACAGCACTCGCCACAGGATGCGGATCAGGCGCAGGATCAGCATTGCGCTGGTTGAAGCTAAATCCATCACCAAGTAGAAAATTCCCAAACACAAGGGCCGGAATTCCCAGAAGTAGAAGAACTTTAGGGTCTGCAAAAATGCTCTTGCCCGCGATGGTGTCGGAGACGGTGCCGGTTGCTGTTGAGTCATAGAGCTGAAAAGTCCTCTTGTTGATCTTCTTGATGGAGACCATCGAGCCTTTCATGGCGGGCTTGTTCTCAGTGGCCGAATGCTGCGATTCCTTGTAGCGGCCCTTGATACCGATGACGGCCAGATTTGAGTGCAGATAGGCTTTCTCGGCGGTCAGGCGAATGTCTTCGCGGATGTAGCCGATGTTGGGGGTGGTCAGGATGATGTCCCAGTTCCAATGCCGGTGACGGGTCCAGCCGTCGAGCCAGTTGATAGGCCGGTCCGCTTCTTTGGCGGCTTGTGGGCCACCCGGGAAATCGAACTTGCGCAGATCGGTTTCGCGCCACGACTTGAGGAAGATCAGCTGCGTTTCATCAAAGATGATGAACGCGCCCCGCGGTGCCCATTGCGGAAAGGTGCGCATCTTCTCCAAGTCGTCGAGGTCTTCGAGATCGAGGTTTTCAATTTCGACGCTCGACGGCAGATCAGGGAACACCTGAAACACACGCTCGCGAGTCATGCCGCGAATGTTGGTGATGATGTGCCGGCCAGCCTTGAGCGCTGGTATCAAGTCGTCCTGAATTGCGCCGGAGGTTTTATAGGAGCCGTTGGGGCCGTGATGGATTTTGATCGCCATATCAGCGGCCCACCAAGGGTACGAACTTGAGGGTCCAGCGGGTGCCGATGGCTGAAAAGATGATCATCAGAGCATCAGGCACACCAAAGAAAGCCAACGCGGCGCGCAGATCGGCATCGAGCATGTTGTAGTACTGCTGCACCTTGTCGCTGATGCCAATCTCGTTAATCAGTTCCTGAAACACCTCATACGCCACATCAAGGGCGAAAATCAGGGCCTGAAAATACCCGTAGATCGCCATTTTGGTGGCCAGGACAAAGGCATCTTTAACGAAGTCATAGACCCCGGAATACAGCCAGTCCCAAGCCGCTTGCAGAAACTCCATGATGTCGCCGATAAACGGGATATCCATCACTTGTCCTCCCGGAAGATGATGAAGAAGGCGATAACCGCCGCGAGAAACAAAATCAGGTTGCGCAAGATCGAGAGCTGGTCGGAATAGGTGGAAAAACAGAAGCCCACCTTCTTGTTCATCACCTCGGCATCGAAGCAGGGCAACGCCGCGTTTCCGCCGGTGACTTTGATATCGATCTTGTTTTGAATCAGGTCACTGAACCGGCCGGAGGCGGCTTTCAGGTCATCGCTGATGTCGTCAATCTTCTGCTCATACTCGGCAATCGCTTCTTCAAAGGACCCCCGCTCAGGAGCAACCAAGCCCTCTTGTGCGTCGCCGTCACCGCCGCCACCTTCGTCACCGCCGCCGCCCTGACCGCCGCCGGTTTCGCCGTCATCGTCACCGCCGCCATTGCCGCCACCGCCGCCGCCTGAGCCACCACCGTCGCCACCTGAGCCGCCGCCATCGCCATCACCGTCGCCCTCACCGGGGTCGCTTGGGTCATCGGGATCATCAGGTTCGTCGGGGTCCTTGGCGCAAAAATCCCCCGTCCAGGAGTAGCCGGGACCACAGCCGGGGTCAGGGGCGTCCGGGTCTGGATCGGGAGGAGTATTAAGAGGGTCCCCACCAGCGGCGGGAATGAAGTTTGTAGCCGGGCAGGTCTCACCCACCCCGGTAATCAGGTAATTACAAAAGCCGGTATCTTCAGAACCGGGCAACAGGTAGCAGCTGGTGCGGTCGCCGAAGCTGCTTTCAACCCAGTAATAGCAACCATCCGAACAAGCACCATCGAATGCAGCAGGCAGGATGCTGCGGGAGCCGTCACCGCTGGTCACCACCTCAGAATTAGGCCCGCGTGCGGCGAGTTTCTGGCCGACGGTCAGCAGGCAGTCATTCAGGTCACAGCCACCGGTTTCAAGGTTGTACGTGGTATTTTCGGGACAGGTGGAGCCGTAACGCCGAATAATAACGTTCGTATAGAAGTCTGACAGGCCGGGGCGTTCAACCGTTACCTTACATGCCACTTCGGTTTTAGCGCCGTTGTTGTATTCACAGGGGGCAAAGGTGATGACGTTCGGAGGTGGAAAGTCCGCTTCAAACTCTGGCCAACGAAGCGCATACAAGCCTGTGAACGTAGGGCCAGTGGCGCCGGTGCTCATATCCCGCCAGTAGTATTCATCTTCAGCCCAAGCGCTGCAGGCGAGGCACAAACCGAGAAGAAACAGAGCAACACGCATCATCACACCACCCAAACAAGAAAGGGGCCCGAAGGCCCCTAGAAGTCATTGATACTGACCAATCTTGAGTCCCGCCACGAACGTCGAAGCCATCACGACGCCCAGCAGCAATGACCAGAGCACGGTTTACGCCTTCTTGAAGATGGCGATAAGCAGTGCCAGGCCAGCCAGCAGCGCCACAGCACCGACAACCATGCCGCCGCCTTCCTGCACATCAGCCTTGGCGGTAGTCATAGCGTCACCCACTTCAGGGGGCAGAGCGGCGAAGGCCGGGGACGCCATGACCGGAACAGTCAGGGCAATGGCGGCATTGCGGGATGCAGTGCCGAACTTGTCGCCGAAGCGACGAACAGCGTTCGTGTGTTTCATAGGTAGTGCCTCTTTCAGGGTTGAGTTATCCGCGTAATTTGCGGAGTACAGCGACAACGAGACCGACACCAAAACCGATGGCAAAGAAGGTCAACGTTGATCCAAACCCGAACCAAAATGCTTCCGGGTCGAATGCGGTGAAGGCTTCGAACTCGGTGGAATCCGAAGCGAGGTAGGCCAGTTGCCAAGCGGCCTGTACGCACTGGCCTGATTGGTCAAAGGTGGAACACACCTGAACGTAAACTTGCGGTCCCATGGCCTACCCCAACTCACAAAAATGTTTCATGAAGGGGGACAGGTCAGGCGGGCAAACTGGCTGAGGGATGAACTGGTCAGCAGCGAGCAGCACAAGTGCCACCGGCAGCCCCACCAGAACGAGCAGCATCAACCATTCGAACAACCGCATGACCAGCCCCCTTACCTAACGGGTCTCAGGCTTTAGCCTGGGTGTTGGGGGACTGCGCGGGAGTCGCAGGCTTGTCGGTCTTCGGCTTGACCGGCTCGATGTGCAGGCACAGGTTGTTGCCTTTCTGTTTGCCAGCGCGGGCAATTTCAAAGCTAATGCGGACCTGTTCGAGCGGGGCGATGTTGGCACCGGCTGCAAAAACTTCATCAGCCACTTCAAGCGGAACATCCATGCTGACGATGGACAGGCCGTTTTCGGTCTCGCCGTCCGGTTCATCGCCATAGAAGACCTTCACCTGTTTGACGTGATTGCCGTTCGAGGTGAACTCAAGTTTTTGGGTGCTCAGAAACGCGACTTCCATTGTTGAACGTGCCATGGGTAGTACCTCACTTGTTAAGCGCCTGATTGCGCGGTTTTGCCTTTCTGCAGGCCGAGCGAATCCGCACAGGCAAAATTCTGGTTTCGCCCGAGGGGGTTCTCGGTACTGCTGGGGTTTTAGGTTGTTGGCCTAGGGCCGGGTCTCACTGGGTAATGCCAGGACTAACGCGCCCGATGGGCTTGTTGGCCCCCGAGCCAACGGAAACAGACTTCGCTGCGCTCCGCTAATTTCCGCTGTCTCAGGGGCTGCGGTTGAACAACTGGCGACGACGCGCTGAATGGCACCGTCTAACGATTGGTCGATCATCTGGACGCTCGACAGGACGCCTTGAGTAGTGACGAGAGCAGCGGCAACACCGCCCAGCAGGAACGGAATAGACCAATGCCACAGCAGGGCCATCAGATAACGAGCAGTACGGAAACGGACTGTCATTGGTCGCTTTCCTTCTTGTCGTGCTGTTCGTGGATACGCAGCTGAAGGTTCATACGGGCCAGACCGTCGCAGCAGTGACAACCACAGAAGAAGCCAGACCCGCAGCGGGAGCAACGCTCTTGCCGGTTGGCGCGGGCGTCGGAGTATTCCTCGACGTGGCCGCACTCTTGGCAGAGCACATAGCTATCAGTCAGCTTGGTGGTCTGGGTGCACATGGTTAAACCTCACCCTCAGAGGCTTTGCGGTAATCAAGCGGCTTAACCAGGCGTTCTTTGGTCCATTCGCCAGAGTCACGGCGGGTGCCGAAGGGATTATTCAGAATTTCGTGAACCCGTTTTTGGCGGGCATCGGCGCGGGCGCTCATAGTGGCGACGAACTCGGCAGTGGTACAGACGGCACAGTTGCAGCCGGGTTCGTGCTTGGGCTTGTAGCGCTGCAGGCTGTTCATTGCTGCCCCCGGTCCCACTCAGCAACAAGCAGAGCGTTATCAGAGAGGTTGCAAAGGCGACGCCACTGGCCGGCAGTGATAGCGCCCAAGAGAAAGCCGGCACTAAGGTAGCTGTTAACCGACTTGTGAGCAGCTTCGCTAGCACCAGCATCACGACCAGATCGGACTTGCCAGAGATAGGAGACAATCACAAAAAGAAATGAACTCAAGCACGTAGCTGAAACACCTTCAGATACTTGGCTAGAGCCGCCCTGCAAACGGGTGACGATCTCGGCATTCAGGGAGCGGTTAGCATTTTTGGCTGCAGCTTCTATCTGTGCACGGAGGTCGGCAGGCATGCGGAGCTTGAATTGGGAGTCAGTGCGGCTCATGCAGCTACCCTCACACCACGGATGCGATAGGACTGACGAGCACGTTCACGAGTGAGGCCCCAGTAGTGGCGGTCATCTGTGGACGGCAGGTCAGCGATGGACTTTTCAATAAAGGCTTCGCATTCAGCACGGGAGGCGGACTCAAAGAAGCGAAACCAGCGACGGGCGCGGGAGGTCAGCGGGCCGTCACGAAACTCGACAACAAAGCGCTTAGTCATTAGAAGTCATCCTCATCGCGCAGCCGCTCAAGCAGCAAAGCGACATTGATCATCATGTGCTTCCCAAGCTTGACGGTCGGAATGTAGCCGCGACGAATCCAGCCTCTGACAATGTCGTGATCCATACGAATCCAGTCCGCGAACTCTCGCCACGGCATCAGCGGTGGCGGGGGTGGTGGCGGTGGCTGGTCTCCGAGGTTGATATCGATACCTTCCACATCAATGCCCTTTGTTGCACTATGTTGAAAACAGCTTGAAGCTAGCAGCCTCAAGTCAACTATTACCTTAAGGCAATTATTGACCTGCAATTTATGCGCGTCAATAGTTACCCTGAATATATTGGTTGTTTTTCTCTATATGGAAAGCAGTGCAGATAGGGCACGTAAATTGATTAAAAAGGTGGGACCGAAGAAGCTAAGCAAGCTGAGCGGAACCGAACACAGCCGTTGGCTGAATGTAAGCAAGGGCGCGGTGCGCGTTAGCACAGACGAAATCGACGTATTGGTTAAGGCGTTTCCGCAGTACGCTTTGTGGATTGCAAGCGGTGAGATCATTCCAGAGAGCGGACAGACAAGCCCCGATTACGACGAAGCTAACTCAAAGTTGCCAACACACCACGCGGGATAG